TCAGAGCCGCTTCATCAGTTCTTCGGTCTCGGCCGCATTGCCGACCGACAGGGTCGTCAGCTCGCGGTTGATTCGCTTGCTGAGCCCGGCGAGCACCTTGCCCGCGCCGATCTCGACGATCTCCTCGACCTCGTTGAGCTTGAACAACAGGACGGTCTCGCGCCAGCGCACCATCCGCGTCACCTGCTCGACCAGCAACTCGCGAATCTCGTCGACATCGCCCGTGGCCTCCGCGGTCACGTTCGGCACCACCGGCACCAGCGGCGAGATCAGCCGCGCTTCGGCCAGCGCCTCGGCCATCACCTCGGCCGCCGGCGACATCAGCTTGCAATGAAACGGGGCGCTCACCGGCAGCATCCGGGGCCGCGACCCGCGCGCTGCGGCCAACACCACCGCGCGCTCGACCGCGCCGAAGCTGCCGCTGACCACGATCTGCCCCGGGCAATTGTCGTTGGCGACATCGCAGACACCGTCCTCGGCAGCCTCGGACGCCACCTCGCGCGCCGCCGCGATGTCGAGGCCCAGCAACGCCGCCATCGCCCCCTCGCCCACCGGCACCGCCTTTTGCATCGCCTGGCCGCGCCGCTTGACGAGCCGCACCGCGTCGGCGACCGACAGGGTCCGCGCGGCTGCCAGCGCCGAATACTCGCCCAGCGAGTGTCCGGCGACATAGGCGATGTGTTTCTCGGCGTCGAACCCGGCATCGGCCTCGAGCACGCGCACGACCGCGAGGCTCGCCGCCAGCAGCGCCGGCTGGGCGTTCTCGGTCAGCATCAGATCGCTTTCGGGTCCCTCGAACATCAGCCGCGACAGGTGCTGCGACAGCGCGTCGTCGACCTCTTCGAACAACAGCCGCGCGGCGCTGAACGCCTCGGCGAGCTCCTTGCCCATCCCCGGCGCTTGCGACCCCTGACCCGGAAAAACAAACGCGCGTTTCATCCCCGGCGTACCCCCTGCCTCGCGATTGCCTTGGTCATAGACGCACCGGCGGCGCTGTCAAGGCGCAGTAAGGCGAAGCAAACGAGGGATCGGGATCAGTCTCGTTTGAACAGGCTCCGAGCGGATTGACCGCCGCTTCGTGTCCAGCCTCAACATGGCATGCCATGTTTGCGATTCACGCACATCGAGCCACGATGCCTCATGTGCTGCAAATTTGGCCGCATTTCAAGGCTTACAGGTCACTCCTGGCAACGGCTGCCGATGTCATCGGAAAGTTGCCGCCGTTGACCGACGCAGTACTAGTGATTGAAGATTGGAGGGTACCCAATTCAAGAAGATTACGAGGAATAAGTTGGTCAGATGATGGGGCAGAAACGACAGAGGCCGGCGCCCGTAGGCCCGGCCTCCCTCTCGTCCACGGGCGATATGACTGACGTCAGTGATCGCCCCCGTGGCTCAAAACCGCCGCGATCGTACGAATCCCGTCATTAACATGCAATACCCATTCTCTCTGACCCTACCGGCGATGGCTTCAATCGAAGCCACCCTATCATCCGCCCGTCTGGCACGTTTTCTACCAGAGGCCAAGGGCAATAGGCAGTTGGCGATCCGTCTCCATGTCTGGAACGCTCGCCTTTGTGAATCGTTCTATCTGCCCGCCCAGTTTGCCGAAGTTGCCGCTAGAAATGCGATCCAAAAGCCAGTCGTGCGCCGATTCTCCAGTCAGTGGTACGAGAATCGCGCGTTTCAGAACATCTTACCGCCAAGGCTTGAAGAAGAGCTTATTCGTGTCGTGTCGGAGGAACAGCGTGCCCGAGGAATGAGCTTCACCGTTGATCATGTAGTGGCAGCACTCTCCTTTGGATTCTGGCTCAACCTGCTCACCTCGTCCTACGAGAAACATCTCTGGGCAATCGGGTTGCGGGGATCGTTTCCCCATCTGCCCGGCACATTGAAGCGCGAAGATGTATACAAGGCGTTGGACCAGCTACGTCGCTTCCGCAACAAGATCGCGCACCATTCGGCGATTTTTGACAAACGTCCGCGCGCTGAGCACGCCAATGTTCTTGAGGTGATCGGCTGGATCTGCTCCGATACCCGCTGGCTTGTTAGCGAGCTAACCTATTTTGAGCGCGTCCTGGGTCGGAAGCCACGTTCCGTCTAAGGCGCTGTCACTTGCAGAAGCGAAGGTCGTCGCGCTCCTGCTCGTAATCGGTCATCACCTGGCGGATCACGCTGTCGGGCGGCAGCTTGTCGAGCGCGGCCTGGACCTTGTCGAGCGTCGCCTTGTCGTAATGGACCGGGATCGGACAGCCGGTATGTCCGGTATCCTGCTCCTTATCGCCGCAACCCGCCATCAGCAGCGAGGCGGCCAGCGCCAATGCCCCCGCGATCCGCATCGTATCCCCCGCCCCGGTCGCCGCACGATGACCGGGGGCCGCGGCCGGATCAAGAGACACGGCGCCGCGCCCGTCAGTTCGCTGCGCTCGCGGTCAGGTCGCTCGTCAGCGTGGTGATCTGCCCGACGAGCTTGCCCAGCCAGACGGCGGTCGACAGCGGATCGCCCGACGGCGGGTTGGCGCAGGCGGCGTCGCCAAAGCTTTCGATCGCGTTGATCTTGGCGACGATCTTGGCCGGCACCAGCCCGATCGCGACGACGGCGTTCGCCGCCGCCCGGCCGGTCTCGTAATCCGCGCAGGCGGTCTGGACTGTCGTGTCGACCGTGTTGGCGACCTCGTTGACGACGGCGAGGATCCCGCTCGCCGCGCCGGCCGCCGACCCCGCCGCGATCAGCCCGCCGCATCCGGTCAGGAGCGGCGCCGTGACGATCGCGAGCACGACCATTTTGGCGAGCCCGCGATCCTTGAGGAACAGCGCGAGCAGCCCGCACAGCGCGGCCGAAAACTGGATGATCTGGCTGAGCGTCGGGTCGGACACGTTCCAGCCCAACAAGGCCAGTACCGCACCGAGCCCGGCATAGCTGGAGGGCTCGCTGAAACGCGCCGCGAGATAGGCGATGACCTGCATGGGGTATCCTTTCAGGCACGAAAAAGGCCGCTCGCGGCGGCCGGGATTGGGAATGGCGGGACCCCGTCGGGTCAGCCGGGCGAGGTCTGTCCGCGCGCGTGCCACCGGCGCAGCTCGTCGCGGGTCCCGACCCAGATCGAGCGATCGACCGGCCCCGAGATGCCCGGCACCTGCCCGGCGGGCGTGTATTGATGGAAATCGTAGGGCCGCGACCCCGGGCGACCTGGCGGCAATCGCGGCGGCGCGGCAACGAGCGTCGCATACCGCCCCGGCGTATTGCCTCGGGGATATTCCGGCAGCATCAACGGCCAGCGCGACAGCGTCGGTTCAGCCTGCGGGAGCCGCGCCCGGCCGTAATACCCGACCGGCTCGCGCCCCGTGGCCGCGGCCACGGCCTCGCCGATCGTGACCAGGCTTGCCGCGCCGCAGGCGGTTTCCCAATCGAGCATCGCCGGCGCGCCGCGACCGAGCCCGGCAGCGGCAATAAAATGCCGCGCCTGCGCGAACGGATCGCCGAGATCGATGAAATGATACGGAGTGACGAGGATCCCGGCCGCGGCCGCCCCCGCGCTGTTGGCGGCGAACCGGCGATCGACCAGGCTCGCGCCCTCGCTCGCCTTGACGAAGGTGAGCGCGATCCCCGCGGCGGCGACCGCGGGCCAATCGATCGCGCCGTTATGATGCGACACATCGATCACCCCGTCGAACACCGGGGCGGGCAGCGCGGTCACGGGTGACCGTCGAGCCAGCGCGCGGTCACGGCGCCGAGCACGCCCGACGCGCCGCTGAGCACGGCGGTGACCGCCATCCGCCAGCGGTGATGGGCGTGGTCCGCCGAAGAGCGTGCCGCATTGTCGCTTGCCAGGCGCAGTTCCACGGCTCGCAACCGGCGGTCGAGCTCGGCCATCTCGCCCGAGCGCGAGCGCAGGTCGCCGCGCAACTCGTCGATCCGCTGGCCGAGCGCGCGGACCTCGGCGCACAAGACGCCGAGCGCGCGGTCGACATTGTCGCCGTCGAGTGTCATTTTCCATCCAATCGAGCCGCGAACGACATGGCGTCGAGGCTTGCCGCGTTCACAGGGTGTATCCGCATGCTGATGCGGTGCAATTCCACACGCCGCAAGGAGCGGCCCGCGAGCAAAAGGCGTGTTCACAAAAGACGAACAAGGAGTTAATCAATTGGCGTAGGAATCGGAAGGCCGTTGGGGGGCGAACCTATGACGAGCGGAGCACCGCGCTTTAAGTGCTGGGGGATTGGTCTTGGACGAACAGGCACAACGACCCTGTGCGAGGCATTTCGGACACTGGGGTATCGGAACGTCATGCACAATCCGGTGTTCGAAGCGCTTGCGAACGCCGATGCTGGCGCCGACAACGGCGTTCTGATCTTTTATAAGTACCTCGACTATAAGTTTGCAGGATCGCGGTTCATTCTTACGCATCGCGATATCGATAGCTGGCTCGAGTCCACAGAATTCATCAATGAACAACATCCAGTCAACTCCCTGGCTGACGACATCCCAATAATGCGACGGATGCTCGTCTACGAAACGGTCCCATTTGAGCGGGAGAAATATCGCGCAGCGTATGAACGCCACTATGCCGATGTTCGCCGGTACTTTCGAGATCGTCCACACGATCTGCTCGACATGAATATTTTGGCGGGAGAAGGATGGGAGAAGCTCTGTCCATTTCTAGAGGTTCCCACCCCAGACGTAGCGTTTCCGCACCTGCATCGACGTGCGCCCACCTTGGCGGCCGCGACGATCTCGGCTTGAACTTCTCACCCGCCATGTTTCCAAAAGTCATTTGGATGCTCTGGCTGCAAGGCTGGCCTGAGGCGCCGGATATCGTGCGAGCCTGTCGCAGGAGTTGGGAGGCGCTGAATCCGGGCTGGATAGTGGCGCCGTTATCCGAAAAGACCGCTTTCGAGCTTTTGCGCAAGCGCGGATCGGAATTCGTACAGACCATGACCACTAAGGAGTTGCCGCCGGAGGCACTCAGCGACTGTATTCGGATAGAATTGTTGAGACATGGTGGTGTATGGGCTGACGCGACCACTTACTGCCTGAAACCGCTCGATGATTGGCTTTTCCAAAACACAGCATCAGGTTTTTTTGCCTTCGCTAATCCGGGCCCCGATCGATTGATCTCTAGCTGGTTTTTGGTGGCCTCGCCTAACAATACAATTGTTTCTATTTGGTCAGATGCCGTAAGGCAGTATTGGTCAGGACGGACTAAGCGTGACGAGTATTTTTGGTTTCACTATCTTTTTGGAAATTGTTACCATGAAAATTCGGAATTTCGTGAGTTATGGGACCAGGCACCAAAGATTCCGTCTGATGGCCCGCACTATTATGAGCCGGACGGAGGAAGAAAGCTGTTGCTACGGTTCACAGAGATCGATCGTGAATTGATCAGTGGTACATCGGTGCCGATGCTTAAACTGAGGTTTCGGCTGCCGGGAAATGAAGAACCGAATTCGGTTCTGCAGTATTTGTTGCGGCTGTGGTCCGATCCGAGCATCAGGCCGGCGGTGCCCGTTGTTCGGACCGCCGCGCCCGATAATGAGGTGCCGTTCTTCCCGAATCAACCGCCCAGCATCATGCGGCTGGAGGAGCGACTGCGCGCTGGCGCGGAGGAGATGCCGCAAACCTCTCGATTTGCGGTCTACGAGACGTTTTCCAAGCAATATTCAACACTGACGTCGACGATCTTCGCGACTGCGGACAGGATGGTCATTGCTAGTCAGCGCGGCACGGAAATAGCTTTTCCGGACCCGCTCCCGCTGATCAAGTTCTCTCATATTGTCTGCGGTTATGAGGAATGGCTGCAACGGAAGTATTGCTTTCCCGGATTTGTCGAAGTCGAGGTCGGCGATATCGTCGTCGATTGTGGTGCCTATGTCGGCGGGTTTTCACTGAGCGCCGCTCACATGGCCGCAGAGGTCCACGCGTTTGAACCTGATGCTGCAAACTTTGCATGTGTTCTGCGAAACCATAAATCCAATCCAAATGTCGTCTGCAACCCCCTAGGATTGCATGCGGAAACGGCTGTGATGGATTTCAACATTTCGTCATCGAGCGTTGAGCACTCCTTCCTAATGCCGGACAACGGGCCGCCGGTGAGGGTCGAACAGGCCCAGGTCATTCGTCTCGACCACTACTACATCGCGCGCAACCTGCCGCGGCTTGATTTTGTGAAGATCGAAGCTGAGGGAGTCGAGTTGGAGGTCTTCGATGGCCTCGGTACGATCCGGCCAGCCAAGTTGGCTATCGACGTTAGCCCCGAGCGAAATGGAGAAAGTCCGGCCGAGGAATTCCGTGTCCGCTTGGAAGCGTCAGGTTATGAGATTCGCCAGCGGGGGCACGTAATGTTCGCGCGTCGCTCGGACGCTAGGAGCTAGGGCTTCCGCAACTCCCGCGTCTGCCGGTCAATCGCCCGCCCGGCCAATGCGATCACGGCGCAGAGGACGAGCGTGCAGAACGCGATTGTCTCGGGGAGGGTAAAGTCGCCTAAATTCGGCATGACGGGCTAAGAAGCGATCCACTACTACGATTTTTAGTAGTTTGGTCCTATTTTCTCGGTCACCCCAAAATGTCGTCTCTCGCCTGATATTGCTCTCAGAGTATCCCGATCTGTCGCTCCCTCCAATCTCTGCGGCTCGGGCGGCGGCGTGTTGGGGTCTAAGACCCACATCAGAAGGACATCGCCATAGGTCTCAGCGTGCGCATCCGGGGGTCGTCAGCGGTCCGTGCAAGCACGTCCTCGCCCGGATGGCTCGGCGTTGAGCGCGACGGAGTGCCCAGCGCGAGCAGAAACCAGCTCAGCATGCGCCGCCACTTCCCGCGTAGACTTGCCGGGTGGCGGTATCGATGCACAGCGGCTGCTTGCCGCCCGGGGTCGTCGGCAGATGGTCGAGATAGACGCCGCCGCTGTCGACGCGGAGTTGCTCGACGCCGCCGGCGAGCAGCTTGACCGCGCCCGTCGCCTGGTTGTTGATCCACAAATCGGTGCCGCCGGCGAGATAGCCCATATAGGCGCCGTTGCCGGCGCCCGTGCCGGTTGTCGCGTTGGTGAACTGAAGCAGTGCGCCGGCGCTCGCGGGATCGTTGAGCTGCAACAGGTGGTTGGGCGCCGTCGTGCCGATCCCGAGCCCGGCCGCGTCGATCGTCGCGATCGTGATCGGCACGCTCGATCCCGCCGGTGCACGGAGAAAGTCGATCCGGTCGATGGTCGGCGCCGGCCGAATCAGCCAGCTTGGATAGGACGCGTCGTCCTGAAGGTTGGCGAGGTTCCAGTTCGCCGCGAAATTGGGGTTGCCGGCGGTGCCGACGATCACGGCATTGCTGAACGGCGCACCGGTGTTTTTGATCTGGAAACCGGCGATCCCGGCATTCGCCATCAGGATGCCGCCGCCCTCTACATCGAGCTTCTGTGCCGGGCTGCCGGTGCCGAGCCCGAGATTGCCGCCGGCGTCGATGACCCCGCCGCCCGGGAGGCCCGTCACCCCCGTCAGCGTCGCGCCCGACAGCGTCGCACCCGACAGGGTCAGGCCCGCCGCGACCGACACGACCCCGGCACCGCTGACGCTGAGCCCGGTGCCGAAGGTAACCGGCCCGGATACCGCGGTCTGAGCCCGAGCCCCCGCCCCGGCGATGGCGGCCACCGCCGCCAGCACCCCGGCCAATACGTGACGCATCGCCATCAGAACCTCCGGTACCAGGTGTTGTTCGCCGCGCGAAAGCGCCAGGCCGCGCCGCCGTCCGCCGCCAGCAGCAGCGCGCCGCCGATGAGGCTCTGCCCCGCCGCCGGGTTGACGCTCAGGGCGGTGATCGCCTGCGTGGTCGACAACTCGAAAACCTGCCCGTCATTGGCGTTGGGCGGGGTCACCACGGTCAGCGCGGCCAGTGTCGCGGCCGGGTCGATCACATAAGCCCCGAGATAGGCGGGTGCGGTCAGCGTCGCCCCGCTCGCCGGCTGCTGGTAGGAATAGCCGCCCCCGCTGCCTACCCGGCGCCCGCCCGCGGTGCTGCCGTCCTGGACGTGCAGCGTGAAATCGTCGGTATTGACGACGATCTCGGCCACCGGGCCGGTATAGCCGGCGATTTCAGCCGAGTTGCCGCGGCCGAGCTGAACCTGGGTGTGGGACATCAGGGCACCGTTCCGAGATTGATCGCCACGCCGACCGGCGCGGCTACCGGGGCAAGATCGGCCGATCCGATCAGGCTGGTCCCGACCGTGCCCCAATCGGCGGCGACGCCGGCAGCCAGCGACGCGACGATCGGGTTCGACAGCGGGTCGGTCCCCACGCCGGCCAGCGTGAAGCCATAAGCCGACAGGGTGTCGAGGCTCTGGAGCTGCTGGCCGAAGATGTTGAACGCCGGGACCTTCAAGTAGGTCGTCTGGCCGATAAAGCTCGACGGGTAGCCGTAGCGGAACACCGCCGGGTCGTTCGGCCCCAGGCGGCCGAATTGCGCCCCGGCCGCATGCGCGGTGATCGGGGTGCCGTACGCGCCTCGCCGCAAATAGGTAAGATCGTACTTGTAAGCAGCGGTGAGGGTCGCCGTCTCATACGCGATCAACTCGCCGCCGCAAAAGCACAGCGTCACCAGATTGTCCGCGTCCGCCATCGTACCCGACAGCAATTGCCCCTCGCTTTCGCCCAGGTCGACCGCCAGTGTGTCGCTCGTGTCCGGGTTGGTGGCGCGCGGCAGCGCCGCGGTCAGTACACCCTGCCGGCCGCCGCGATAGGCGGTTCCGGCAAAGGCATAGGTATTGCCGTCGCTAGACACCCAAATCTGGCATCCGCCCCAATCGGCACCGCCGGTCGCGAGGATCCAAACCTCGTTGGCGCCGCAGGTGAGGCCCGGCGGCGGCTCGAACATGATCGGCGCGTTGGTGTCGCCGGGCAGCACAAACGGATCGAGCGCCGCCCCCGCGCTCGATTGTTTCGGATACAGCGTCGCGGTGCCGACACCGATCGGCGAGATGGTTCCGGGCATGCTACGGCGTCAGCCCGGGGATTTCTTCGGCCGTGACGGTCAGCTCGCCGTTGTCGTCCTCCGCGATCTCGGTGATCCGCACCGGCGCCGCGTCGAGACCCAGCGTAGGGTCGGTGATCAGCACGATGTCCATCGGCTCGAGCAGGCAGTAGCGCCATCCGACTTTGAATTGGAACGTATTGCGGATGTACGTCTTGCGCTGAAGCTGAAGCTGCGCCGAGATCGTCGTGCTTTCCGGGTTGGTGAACTCGTGCGCCTGGACCGAGGGCTCGCTGCGCAACCCGTACTGGTCGATCATCCCCTGGTCGAACACGGCGATGATCTGCGGGTTGTAGCTGTTGTCGGCATCCATGTATTCGAGCGACAGCCAGTTGGTCGCCTGCGCCGGGTCGCTACGCGTCAGCAGCACGGGGTCGCTGCCGCCCTCTCCACCCTGCCCCCAGGAAAGGAGGTCCGCGTCGGTCAGGCTGTATTGCCACGTCAAATTCGGCGTCCAGCTCGCGCCGAACCCGGTGATGACGACATCGCCGTACGGAATGATCCGCAGCGTGTTGCCCGACCACACCACCGCCGCCACGGTCAGGTCGGTGACCTCCTGGACCCAGCGCGCCGTCGGCTGCTGCCGGTCGAGCAGCAGCGACATCGCTAGCCCCGCCGCCTGGCAGTAATCGCCCCAATCCTCAAAAGTCGCCGTGTCGATATTCCCCGCCGCAAACCCCGCGCCATAGCGTGGGTTGGTCAGCATGTCGGTGACGATCCGATCCGGCCGCGCGTCATTCGGAAAGCTGCCGCCGCTGGTGCCGACGAGAAACCCGGTGATCTCGAACGAGATGTTAGGCATCGCCGGCGACGAGCCGAGCTGCATCGGGGTGCCGGTGCTGTAGGCGGTGCCGGAATAGCCGATCGCCGGGGAATTCGGGTCGCTGCTGGCAAACACGCCGTCCGGCGCCTGGCCGTCCGCGCCGTCATAGCCGTTGAGCCCGACATTTCCGAGCCCGAGCGCGATGCCGCCATTCGCCCAGATGCGGTTGCCGGAGCTGTTGCCGAAGCTCGATCCGATAAAGGCGACAGGCCCTTGGCAGATGCCCATCGCGACATCGACCGCGTATTGCTGCTGGCCCTTCTTGCCGCCGGAATTGCCGCCCGCGCCGCCCTTCCCGCCCTTGCCGCTGGCGGAGCCGGTAAAGCCCCAGAATTCGAGCAGATTGATCGTCACCCGCTGCGTCCCGTAACAGATCGCGATCGGGCTGCCCGCCTGGCTCGTGTTGTAGCGGAACGACCCGACCTGCGGATGGTCGAAGGCGTTGACGAATGGCGTCGGCCCGCCGCCTTTGCCGGTGTAGGTGAGCTCAGTCATCGATGACCCCGAAAAACCGCACCTCGCGCCCCGACAGCGGATAGCGGGTTGCGTCGCCCCAGACCACCCGCCCGGCCGCCCAGTACGCATGGACCACCACCGGCCACTCGGCGACGATCGCGCCGTGCGAAAACGTCCGGCCAAACCGGAACACCGCGACATCGCCCGGCAACGGCGCACGATCCAGCTCGCGCGCATGCCCCAAGAGCTGGTCGAGGTAGCGTTCGGCATCGCGGTGCATGTGCCAATCCGGCGGGTAGTACCCGGGATCGACACGGCCGACGACGCCGCAGCTTTCATACACCTCGGCCAGCAGCATCGCGCAGTCGACGCCGGCGCCCTTGACCCGCCCCTGGTGGTGGAATGGCGTGCCGAGCCAACTCTGCGCCTCGGCGACGACTGCCGTGCGCAGCGGGTTCGCTTTCACCATCTCACACCGCCAGTTCGGGCGGCGGGATATACGGAAACCCGCCGAAATGGATCAGGTTGTTGAAGGTGTTCAGGCAGGTCGCGGTGGTGTGGTCGCAGCCCGGCAACAGCCGGAAGATGTCCCCGACCGCCACCGGATTCAGCCACGCCTTCAACAGTGACACGACGCCGCCGTTGAGCTCGATGATGGTCCGCGTCTGCCCGGCATTGGCCCCGGTGACGCCGATGACCGTGCCCTGGTTGAACAGCGTCACCGGGCTCGGCGTCAACGCCGTCACGATCTGCGCCTGCGTCGAGCCCGCGAGCGCCGCCTGGGCCGAAGCGAGGCTCGCCCGATCGAACGTGCACATCGCGTCGCCGAACACATGCGTGCAGGCCGCCTGGTACAGCCGCCGCGGCATCTGCTGCTGCGCCAGCAGGTTCATCAGCGACTTGACCTTGATCGAGATGTTGGTGCGGCCGGCGTCCGTCTCCGCGACCTGGCCGCAAAACCACACGATCGCGCCGAGCGAATCCGACAACCCGGTTCCTGCGCTCGGCGGCGGCGCGAAAAACCGGTCGAGCTCGACCGTCGCCCCGTCCAGCTCACCGACCCGCACCGCCTCGGCAAAGGTGAACGTGCCGATCATGTCGCCGGCGCCGGCCATCACCGTGATGTCGAGCTCGGTCGCCTCGACCCCGATCTTGGTCGTCACCATGGACCGCCCAAACCGCGGCCCCAGCGTGAAATCGGTATAGCCGGCGGCGTCGTAATTGAGGCTCCCGGCCGGGAACGCCGTCCCGGGAATGGTCAGCGCCGTCGTCCAACCCGAATACCGCAGCACCGCGCCGCTCGGCAGCGCAAAGGTGAACAGGTCGACGATGACGAACCTGTCATTCTGCGCCAGGTAATCCTGCAGCGCGGCGGAGGCGGCTCTCACAGCAGCACCGATTGCAGCTTTACCTGCCTGAGCGACCAGAGCTGGAACATGAAATTCTCGAACTCCGCCGCGTCGTCGGCAAAGCGGACGCGGAAGTAGTAGGTGAAGTCCGCGCTCACCACTTCGCTGGCCGGCGGCGGCGCGGTGAAGGTCACCAGCCCGGTACTGCCATCCACCGAATACGAGCCCGGGCTTTGCACCACCCCGTTGACGTACACATCGGCGACCGCGTTCGGCGCCGTGACCGGCTCGGCGAACCCGCCCATCGTCCGCACGAGCTGAAACGCCGTCGTGCTGCCGTCGCCGGTGCCGAGGGCCTGTCCGACGACGGCGTTGTCGGTCGGGTCCGCGTAGAGAAACGCCGCGAACGCGCCCTGCCGGTCGAGAAAGAAACCCATCAGCGTCCTCAACTCGTCATACAAGCCGCCGTCCCGCAGCAGCGAATAGGTCAGCGTCCAGCTCCAGATCGGATTCGGCTGGTCGAGCGCACGCAGTTCGCGCCCCGACACCGCCCGCTGGATTCGCGTCGCGAAACGCGGCTGCTTGCTGACGCTCCAGGAGAGCCCCGGCAGCGTGGGAAAGATCGCGGTCATCGGCGGCTACAGGCTGCGCGGGGTCAGAGCGTTCTGGCGGAACATGTCGCGGATCGCCCCGGTGTTCTGTCGCATGTTGTCGCGGAACCAGCGGCTGATCGCCGGCGCGTCGGCCGGCCCATGGAAATGCGCATGGAAATGCTGCCCCGTCCCGCCGCCGCGTCCGATCATGTCCTGCAGCCCCTCGCTGATCGGCGCCGGCAGCACCATCTCGCGCGCGTGCAGCAAGGCCGGCGTCGCGCCGGCGAAATTAGGCACCGCCCAGCCGCCGGCCGCGCTCGGCACGATGCCGCCGCGGGCAAATGCGAACAGCCCGCCGAGCCATGAAAACAACCCGCCACCCGCCGCGCCGCTCGCGCCCGCCGCCCCGGCAGCCGCGCCGAGCCCTCCCACCGCCGCGCTGCCGCCGCTGATCGCCGCCGCGCCCGCCATCGCCGCGGTGAGGCTCGTGAGGGCCGCGGTGGTGGCGGCCAGCGCCGTCGTGTTGGCCGTGATCGCGGCGGCCTGCGCCGCGCCGCCGGTGCCGGCCAAGAGCCCGGTCCCGAACAGCCCGCCCGGCTGGTTGAGCCCGGTCAGCGCCATCAGCCCCGCCCCGAGCCCCGATGCGCCCGTCGCCTGCGCCCCGCCGATCGCCTTCGCGACCCCGCCGCCGGCGAGGCTCGCCAACCCCGACGCAGCCCATTTCGCCGCCATGTTCTCGACCTCGCCGAGGAAAAAGGTCTCGACCTCGCGGATCAGCGCCACCGAGCCTTTGGCCCAGGTGGTCTGGTGGGTGACGATGTCGTTGAACGTCCGCTGCACCGAGCTGCCGAGCCGGTCGAACGCCGCCTCGTACGAGCGCTGCACCGCCTGCGCCTGCGTCCGCGCCTCGTCGGCCAGGCGCCGTTGGTCGGCCGTCACCGAGGCCGTGTATTGCGCGTCGAGCTCGCTGAGATTGGTCAGCGCCGCCATCTTGTCGTCGAGCAGGTTGGAATCGCTGGAAATGACCGCCTGCAGCCGCTGCGCCTCCTGGTCGCGGAGCTGGGCCGTGTATTCCATGTCGAAGCCGAGCGCCTGCCGCGTGGTCACCTGCTTCAAATCGACCAGGATCTGCATCTGGTCGCGGAACACGCGCAGCGACGAGCTGCTGAATTCGTTGAGCGCCGGCGTCAGCGCCGCCAGCGCGGCCTTCACCTCCTCGATCGTGTGGATCGCCGGACCGCCATCGGCGGAGAATTTGATCTGGACGTCGTCAGCCACGCTCTACTCCACTGCTGCCGCGCGCGCCCGGTTGAGGGCACGCAGCGTGTCGATGTCGAAAATCGGTGCCGGCATCCCCGCCCCGCCGTCGCGCACGACCGCCATCCCGGGCGGCGGCGCCGCTGCGATTTCGGCGAGGTCGGCGGGCCTCTTGGGCTTCCACCCGAGCATCGCGGCGATCACCTGCACCATCAGGTGCGCCGGCGGGCTCTCGGCCCAATAGGCGAAGATTTCCTCCGCCTCGGCCAAAATCATCCCGTCGATCACCCGATAGGAATATCCGCAGCCGGTGGCGAGGGCGCCGTAGATGCCGGCAAGCCGGGCGCGGCTGTCGCCGCCGGCATGGCTTCCCCCGCGGTGGCGGGCCCGCCGGCTTTGAGGCCCGCGGCCTGGAGGATCGTCGCGACCGCGGCGTTGACCTCGTCGAGCGAGGCTTCCATTGCCAGCACAGCCTCTAGCGTCAACCCCGCCTCGCCGCGCGACAGCCCGGCATGGACGATCCGCGCCGCCGCCTCGACCAGCTCGCCGCCGCTCTTGCCCGGCAACCCGCCGACGACATCGAGCACCACGCGCAACTGCCCCAGCGTCAGCGGCCGGATCGCAAACTCGCGCCCCGCCAGGCGCACCATGCTCTCGCTCATTCGTTGGTGCTCAACGTGCCGATCGTGCCGGCGGCATCGGCGAACGCGCTGAAATCGAATTCCTGGATCTCGTAATCGTCGATTTTGGTCGGCAATGACAGCTTGGTAGCCGTGCAGGCATTGAGCACCAGCGACAGCCCGGCAGGCACGTTCTGCGTGGTCTTGACCGTATAGAACGTCGCCTTGAACGTCGGCGTGTAGCCCATGAACTGGTTGGTCAGCACCAGCTTCTTGCCGCCCGTCGCGCCATAGAGATAGCTGATCGACACCCCCGCCCCGGCATCGGCCGCGGCAAAGGTGTAGATACCGGTCGCGAGGTTGACCGAGTACTGCCCCGCCGCGCTCGGCGTCGTCACCCGGGTAAGCCGCCCGCCGGCGTTGCCGCCGTTGGCGTAATACACACCGAGATCGTCGGAATAGGTCGAGGCGTTGGCGACCGTGACCGTAAACGGCGTCGTACCCGGCACCGCGCCGGCCTCGTTTTCCGACACCGTCACCTGGCCGCTCACCGGCGTCTGGCCAAAGAACAGGTCGCCGTAGATCGCGCCGAAGATGCGGGCAAACTTGGCCTTGCCGGTGATCTTGCCCTGCCCCCGCGCGATATCGAGCGGAAACTGGTACTGCCCCCACAATTCCTTGGTCTGCCAGTCCCAGTCGATCTCGACATCCTGCAGGATCGCGAACTGGTCGGGGCCGATGCCCGAGCCGGTCGCGTCGGTGCGGTTGCCCCACAGCGCGCCGGCGCCGAAAGCGAGTTGCATGTTACACCTCTTCCTTCAAGCGCCGCTTCAGCTCTTCCTTGGCGGCGAATGCGTGGTTCCAGATCTCGGTGACGCGCGCCGCCACCGACCCGGGGAAATGGTCGTCCCACCAGCGCTCGACGATCGCGTCGAGCGGGTGCGGCGCCGGCCCGGGAGGCGCTGGGGTCTCGTCCATCACTTGCTCCTTCAGGTGCAGAGGATCTCGACCGGCACGATCGCGACCGCCTGGTCGCCGAGCACGCCTTCGTCGGTGGCGATCTTGCCGGCGATGTAGGCGTGCTGGACCGTCGCCGGCAGGCCGAGGTTCTGGACCCCGGTCACCGCATCCGGCCGCAACGCCGCCTCCACCGCGTCGATCAGCGGGTTCAGCATGGTCGCCGGCGCCAGATACGGGTCGCCCGAATACACGTAGACATAAAGGTCGACCGACAGCGTCCACACAATCGGCGCTCCAAGCGCCTGCACGGCGGCGCTCTCGGATTTCTGGCTCACGAAAAGCGCCGGCTGCTCCGCCGGCGCGACATCGCTCCAATGCCTGAGCCGCCGCCCGACCGTCACAAAATCATCCGCCGCCGCGACGAGCCCGAACAGCGCCGCGTAGACCGGCTCACGCCCGATCACGCCGACACCGCCCGGCTCGCCGCATCCGCCATCGCGGCGCGGATTTGAGGCTCCATCTCGGTCAGCGCCGAGCGCAGGAACGACCGCTCCGGCATCCGCACCGGCGGCATCTCCACCCGGCGGGCGAACCGCTCGCCCCCCTGCCACGGGAACGCCAGCGCCCGCGCACTCTTCGGCAAAATCTGATGCGCCGGGATCACCCCGCCATATTCATGGATAGCCGCATACGGCACATCGCTGCCCAGGGTCGTGCTCACCGCACCGCCGTTCTGCTCCACCGCCACATCGATGCTCGCCGCGAGCCGTCCACTCCGCTGCTGCAACACCCCGCCCGACAGATTCCGCTCGACCGCCGCCCGCAGCTCGTCCCCAAGCCGCGACGCCTC